GATCGGTGAAGAGGTGAGTTCCGCTGACGAAGAGTCCCAGGAAGACCAGCCGCAGGGTACCAGCGAGCCGGGGTGGATCAGGAAGCGGATCGACAAGGCTGTCAGCAAGGCTGTGAGAGAGACCGAAGAGCGCATGACCGCGCAGTTCGAGCAGCGCATGGCCCCGCTGATGGAAAAGATGCTGGATGACGAAGCAAGGGCAATGGTGCAGAGCGGTGCCGTGAAGGACATCGAGCTGGCCAAGGAACTGCTCCGTTACCGGCAGGGGCGTGACCCCGGAAGCGTACCTGTTGCCGACGGAAGCGATAAAGGCTCCGTACCGCAGCGGAACGCGAAAGGGCAGTTCACGTCCAATGAGGATGCGGCGACCTCTGCCCGCATCGAGATGCTGAAGCACCAGGCTGACCGCATCAAGGCCGCAGGCGGCCCGGATGTGATCGCGGAGTTTCAGAACAACGCAGAAATCAAACAGAAAGTAATCTCCGGGGAGATGGACTTCCACGACGTGGCTGACGAGATGCGATCCCGAAAGCCGGGACGGAGGCCGCCATCCCCGATGCGCTCCCCCAACGGAGCCAGCGGACAGAACCCTAACGCCATCGAGTCCATGACCGATGAGCAGTTCCGAAGACTGGAGAAAAAAATTGCGGAGGGAGCGCGCATCCGACTGAGTTAAAAAGGAGCGTGTGACCATGAACTATTCTTACAATGCTGGCATCGCGCCGACCCTGCTGGAATCCTACCTCCAGCGTCGGGCGCTCGAAAATGTCGAACCGAACCTGGGATACCTGAACGACGCGCAGCTCATTGAGCAGCCGAAGAACAACGGCAAGTACGTCACGTTCTTCCGCTACACCGAACTGCCCGCCATCACCAAACCCCTGTACGAGGGCGTGACCCCGGACGGCCAGAACCTGGAAGAGACCGCGTTCTCCGTGATGACGAAGAACTACGGCGGCTGGATGGGCTACACCGATGAAATCGACCTGTGGCATGTGGACAGCAAGACTCAGGCGATGTCTGACCGGCTGAACCGGCAGGCCGCCCTGTCCATCGACACCGTGGGCCGCGACGCGATCTGCGCGGGCCTGAACGTCATGTTCCCCAGCGGAGTCTCTGCCCGGGCGAGCATCAGCTCTACCGACAAGATCAGCTACGGCATGATCAAACTGGCGGTCCGCAACCTGAAGCGGAAGGGCGCACAGCCGTTCGCCGACGGATACTATCATGCGAAGATCGACCAGGATACCTACTATGACCTGACCCAGGATACGCATTGGGACGATGCGAACAAGTACCAGGACAAGAGCCGTGAATCCAAGTATCTGCTGGGTACGATCTACAACGTCAAGTTCTACGCGGTGGACAACGGCAAGGTCTTCACGGACGAAACCTACATCATCGGCACGGAAACGAGCTTCGCCGTTCCCAGCGGCGCGACCTACGACCGCGCGAACCGCGAGCTGACCGTGACCGCGACCCTGACCCAGGACCAGTGCCGTGAACTGGCGGGCAAGCTGGTATACGTCGCGTACACCAACAGCACCACCAACGACACCAAGACCCTGATGTGCATCGAGAAGGTCACTCCCGGGACCAGCACCGCGAAGGTGAAGTTCCGCTGGCAGCCTGCGAAGGCCGTGACCGACAAGTGGGTTTATACCACCTACGCTGCCTGCATCCTGCCCTCCGGCGGCGGCAACAGCGTGGATGTCCACGCCTCCCTGATCTATGGCCAGAACGCTTTCGGCATGGTCAAGCTGGGCGGCAAGGGCAAGCCGAACATCCAGATCATCGTGAAGCCTCTGGGCGCGTCCGGCGACAGCGATCCGCTGAACCAGCGCGGTTCCATCGCGTGGAAGGTTCCGTTCTTCGCGACGGCGGTTCTCCAGGACGACTTCATTGTCCGGCTGGAGCATGCGGTGACTGCGTAAGGGGTAAATCCCTTAAACCCTTTGGGGGATGTCTCACAACAACGAGGCATCCCCTTATTTTTTTAGATCGAGGTGACAGACATGGCAGACGATAAGACCCGGCAGCAGGTCGTAGAGGAAAACATGGAGGATATCCTGGCGACCTACGGCGAGGACGCTTTCAAGAAACAGGTACTCGGAATGCTTCAGGACATTTCCGTTTCACTGGCGATGCTGGTGGATAACAGTGCTACTTAAAGAAAGGGGCTAATTATGGCTACTACTGGCAAAACAAACGAAGAAGTGATCATCAACGATCCACTGACCATTACGGCGGCGAAGAAGGAAGAGGGCTACACCGGGCCGATGGTCGAGGTGTTTATCCCGGCGATGGAAGACACCGGCAGCGGCGGCCTGAAGGTCGATCAGTACGAGCATGTGACCATCGCGAACGAACAGAAGGAAACCTGCTACAAGGTGCTGCGCGGCGAGCGCGTGGAAGTGCCAGTGCCGGTATTCCTGGCACTGAAAGAGAGATATCCGAAAATCTAAGGAGTGATTGACCGTGACACTGGCTGAGATCAAAAACCAGATTATGTTCCAGACGAACAATGATGAAGAGGATGTGGTCGATTTCCTGCCGCATCTGCTTGACTACATCAATGACGGTTATGACCGGCTGGTGAAGGTCTGGACGAGGAGCCATGCGCCCCAGGAGGATTACCCGTGGCTGGAGCAGGATACGGACGTGCCGAACCTGCCGACGTGGCTGCACCGGTACATCTGCGACTGGGCGACATGGCTTGTATACCGGAACGGCAACCCGCAGAAGCAGAACCGGGGGTTGGCTTTCCGGTACGCATTTGAGGAAATCCTGGCGAAGATCGCCGGGGAGGGCGGCGCGGACGGCCTGAACGAAGACGGCACGAACAAACAGTACCGCAACTTTATTAATATCCCGGTGTGAGGTGAGGCAGGATGGCGTACTTTTCCCTTCATGCGTATGACGCGGATGTCTGGATTCCCTCTTTCTCCGGGCTGATGCAGGCGAACGAGATGGCTTCCGACCTGCGGTACGCCGTCCGGGCCGAGAACGTGGAAACGCCCCGGGGCGTATTGCAGCCGATGGCCGCGCCGGAGATTCTGAGTTATACCTTTGACAACAAGATCGAGACACTGGCGAGATTCCACAGGCGGTGGTACTCCGGCACAGGCAGCAAGGACTGGCTGGTGGTCGCCGCCGGTGGAAAGCTCTTTTACAAGCAGGAAGACGGGACTGCGTGGACGGAGCTGGGATATCCGTCCGGGATCACATCCTGGGGATGCAACGTATGGAGCTTTGTGACCTACGAGATCAACCCGGCGGGATCGACGGCCCCGGTGGACGTTCTGCTGATGAGCAACGCCACGGACGGGATGATCATTATCAAACCGCCGTACACGGCAACGGTGAGCAACCCGGACTGGAAGGTCGAGGCCGTGGACACCCAGGGCAAGAAGTTCGGCGTGATTGAGCGATATGCCGAGCGCATCTGGGGCGGCGCGATCCCGGAAGACCCGGACATGCTGATGTATTCCCGGCCCTATGATCCGACCAACTGGACGGCTGCCGTGGAGAACGAGGAACCGGAGGACGGCGCTGGTGACATCATGCAGCCCTCGTGGGACGGCGACAGTTTCACCGCGCTCCGGCAGTTCGGGCAGCAGCTCATTGCCTTTAAGAAGAACCGGGTATGGCGCATCCTCGGCACCGACCCGGGCGAGTACACCTTTAAGGAACAGTACGGCGGCGGCGCGGCCTACGCGAACACCATTGCGCTGGACACCGAGCGCATCCTGATGGTGGAGCGGGACGGCATGAGCGTTTACGACGGGCTGGCGGTAAATCCGTTCAACCGGCCCATGATCGAGAAATTTTGGAAGACTGTCAACCGGGCGGCGATGGACCAGATGTGCGCGGTCCTGTTCAAGAACCGGTACTACCTGGCCTTGCCGACAGGAACCGCGACGGCGAACAACACGCTGATCGTCTACAACGCGGAAGAGGGCAGTTTCCTGGAATATACCGACATTCACATTGAGAGCATGATGGCGACGGAGGACAGGCTCTATGCCACCAGCTCCACGCTGCCCGGGAAGATTGTGATCCTGCATTACGACTCCTGGGAGACCGGCATTGCTTCCGGGAAGGCCACGCGCTGGGAGACCCCGTGGATGGACTTCTCCCGGAAGACCATTGCCAAGGGCGGGTATGAGATTTACTTCTCGCCGGAGGTCAAGGCGTTCCCGGTGACATTCCGGTTCAGCATCCAGAGCGAGAAGAAACTGAAGACGAAGAACGTGACCATCCAGCCGACGATCGCGAAAGCCAAACAGAAACGGGTACGTTTCGGCGGTACGAGCAGACGGTTCAAGCTGATTATCGAGGTGCCGACCGTTCCTCTGGGCGCGACCTGGCGGCTGACCGGCGGCATCCAGATGGTGGTCGAGACCGACCCGGACTGAGGTGAGCGAGATGGCTGACAAGTATTCAACAATCCAGCAGCACCAGCCGCTCCGGGTACCGGCGAGCTTTGACAAACAGGGGCGCGCCTTGATTGTCCAGCTTGACGAGATATTCGACGATATCTACCGGCGGTTCGGGCGGCTGCGGCTGGAGGACATGGGGAAAGCCTTTCGCCAGCAGATTGCGGATGACGAAGGGAACATGGCCGAGATCAGCGTGGCGGTCGGGGAGATCGACGCGAGGGTCGAGACCGCCGAAGGGGATATTTCCTCGCTGAACATATCCGTCGGCGATATCGAGCTGGCGGTACAGGGCCTTGACGAAAACAAGTATACGATCCAGAGCGGGATCGACATTAAAGCGGCTGGGATCGAAATCACCGGCGGCAAGTACATCAAGATCATGTCCGGCTCGGAAATGGAGATCACGTCTCAAGGCGGGCTGAAGGTCAAGAGCGGCGCGACATTCGAGGTTGAGTCCAGCAACCTGGACATTGACGATTCCGGGCTGGTGGTCAAGAGCGGAACCATCAAAGGGACGCACTACGACGAGAACGGGAACCCGCTGCTGACGAGCGCGGACATCGTGGTTTCCTCCACACAGCCGACGGCGGCAGACGGGCGCATCTGGGTGAAGCCGCAGGATACGGTGACGGCTGAATACCGCGCTTCGGTTTCAACGAACACCAGCTTCTGGAGCGGCAGCGCGGCACGGAATCTCTCTTTCACCTTAGGTGGAACGGCGATATCCGGGCAGAGCGGGAACAATTCCTACACGCTGGAGCTTCCCGTTTACAGCAGTTCTTCTTCAGGCGTTGACGCGCCAGCGGTCGTTACAGTCACAGACGGGAATAATTCCGTTTCGTTTGCTGCGACATTGCCCAAAGGATACTACGATTCGTCTGGTTTTCACAGCAAATGGGTGCTGAAACTGAACACAATTGATTCGGACTGGATCGCGACGGCAAGCAGTCTGACGATTACGGTCGCCTTGACGAACCCAAGCCAATGGGACTGTGAGACACACGGAATCGGAATCGGCGAAATCGTTTTGAAAATGAGTTCTACCGGTTCTTCCGGCTCCGGCTGGAAGAGCTGCGACATCA